GCGACGTAAGAAGACGCTTGGCGCCGTCGTACGTTTGCTGGTCGAGAACGGTGTTCTCATGCTCGAGGGCCAGCAGGCGCAGGATGTTGGTCTTGTCGGAGTTGACCTCGACCGTCTCACCTTGCTGCGGATAGTCGTAGGCCACCGTGATGTAGCCCGGGTCAGTGAAGAACTCGTAGATCGCGGAGTAGTAGCCCTCCGTCGTAGGCGTCCAGTTTACCGAGTACAGCCCCTTCATGATGTGCAGCGGATACAGAGTCGCTGCTACGGTGAGGGTCGGAGTGAGAACGGTGACGCGGACAAACAACCCCGTGTTCCCGTCATTGGCGAGAGCTTGGAGCGGTACCGGTTCGTTGAGCGTCGCTCGTAGGAGCATGAACCATCAGTTTAGCTTGGAGGGAGAAGTTTGCTGCCATCTTTGGCAAGGAGATTTCGGAGGTCCCAGGGGTCAGCGGCTTCGGGGTCCAACTTTTCCATGCCCGGGTACCACACTTCAGCGCAGGAGCGGATGACCGACTCACTGCAGTACACGATGTTGACGCTGTGTACGGGGTTGCGCCATTTGTGCTTCAACCACTGGCCAACTTTCACGACGATGTTCCCCAGAAGGCCAGAGTAGTCGTACGGAGTCCCAAGCCACTGCGCTGCGATGGGCACTGCGCCGTCGATGCTCGTCGCGGGCTGGTACACCTCGATGATGTGGTTTTCCCGCTTGAAGAGATCGTACCCGACCGCCCGGAAGCCGGTGGTGTGGGCGTCGAGCACCATGTCCTGTTTGAGCTCTGCGCTGTAGTAGAGCAACCAGGCGTGGCTCGCCTTGGCTTTGGTGACGGCCATGATGACTCTGGAGATGAGGCCCCAGAAACCTTTGGCTCGAGAGAAACCGATGCGGGTGTTCATTTTTTAGCCTTGTAGTCTTGTACGGCCTTCTTGAAGTCAGGAGGCGCGGCGAGCTTCACTTGTGCCTTGGGCTCTGGGGGGCGCACAGGAACAGCCGGGCGAAGAGTCGGAGGAAGCGTTGCTTCAACCCGAACACGGTCACTCGCGTCCAGTTTTCCTTCGATCTTCGCGAGCTGAATCGCCTGCTGGTAGGATGCTTCCTGGAGCTCCTTCACCACTCCCTGCATGGTGACGTACGCTACCTCGGCGCGGATCTTCGCTTCGTTGGAGTCTGAGCGAGCCGCGAGATACGTGAAGAGAGACGGAAGAACGACGCCGAGGAAAGCGAGAAGTACTTTCACTTGTGGTTTCATTTCTTAGCCTCTCTCCAGTGATCGAACCCGTAGAACGCTACCCCAAGGCCAATGACGACGGTCAGGGGGTCTGAGACCCAAGCATTCCACCACGCTTCAGGGGACAGCCAGACATCTGGCCACTTCTTGGCGGCGAAGATCTCAAAGACTTCCCAAAGAAGCGCCGTGCTCATACAGAGCATTGAAAAGATGGCTCGATTGAGCTTCACCGCGGCGATGGTGCTCCCAGTTACCAGCCAGAAGCTGAGGTGCATCAGAAACCAGTAATCGAAGAATGCGTATCCCGCCGCGCCGATGAGCCAGTCCATAGCTACTCCGATCTCTCAAGAAGAGTCTTGAGCATGCCTTCGATGCTCTTGAAGTGGTCTTTCTCTTTGGACTCTTTCCCTTCAAGCGTCTTGGTGAGCTTGTGCATCTCGACTTGGAGCTCCATCACCAGCTTCTCGGTGCGGCTTGCGCGAGCTTCAACCATGGGCTCAATCCTCGCTAGTTGCGATTCCAAGGCCGCGGCTCTCGCCTGCAGAATACTGATCTGCTCTCGCAACGCTACGAGGTCACTCTGAAACTTGTGTTTCAGGTCTTGGAGATCGTCGTGGGTCACCATTGTCTGAACATCTTCGTCGCTCATACAGATTTTCTCCGCGCCACGAGAAGATCTACTCCGAGGCGGAGAGTCTTGTTGGCATCTACGTTGTCAATAGTCACCCGCATCTTCCACTCCGGAAGAATCCACTTCGGCTTGATGGCGGGGGCAATCATGTCCCGCTGAGCAGTTGGCAGAAACAGGTGCAGCTTGGCGAAGGTCGCCAGCTTCAGCGGGATGTCGAACAGGTTGTACTTCCCGACTCCCGGCATGGGCGACATCACGCCCTTCCCAATCCAGGGCTCCGAGTAGTTCCACTGCCCGTTGGTGGCGTTCGTCTCGTCGTGGTTCGCCGGAATCGGAATCGGGACGTCGAGGTCCTTGGCCCCATCGCCCGCCGCGGGAACGATGACGTTGAACCCCAGGCCCGTCGGGACGACGTTGCAGTTGCCTGTCCCAGGAGAGGCAGGCTCTTTCACCGTGGACGCAGCCGCGTGCAGCTCCATGCTGACGCTGCTTCCCCAGCTTCCGCCGTCCCAGTCAACGTGCCCGCCTGCGAGGAAGAGCCCGTCGAGGAAGTTCATGTCGATGGACGCAGTACCGACGCCTGCCTTCTCCACCGCGAGCAGTGCCCCACCGAACCGCGTAGGCGGAGAAAGCAGGTCAGAGCTACCCGTGAAATTGAGCAGTACCTCACCGGGGAAGCTGTTGGGCAGCACGAAGGGCTTGCCATCGGCTGCGATGGGGGCGGCGATCTCCGGCAAGTGGCCGACCATGCTCATATCTTCACCCCTTGAAAGTGTGCCTCAGCGAAGTCGAACGTCGTGAGGTTGTCCCGCACCGTCAGCCGCAAGAAGTCAGGCTGGGCGAACGTCCCACTCCTGAAGAGACGCAGACTTGTGGGCAAGTGAACGCGGGCTCGAAAGAAGTTAACCGTCCCCGCCACGATCTCAAAGTCGTCACAGATTTCCACGATGTCCCGAGTCCGTCGCATGTTCTGCCACGTCACCGTCTGGTCCCCCGCCTTCACCTCCAACAGTAGGCCATTCGTCAGCGTGGCGAGGCCGCTGCGCACGAAGTTGTTGCCAAAGGCAAAGGCCGTCCCATCCTCAAACAGCAGGGACAGCGCATTCACCTCGATGTCGTAGTTGGCAGGTGGGTTGTACTCGAACACCACCGGAGTCACGCTGCCGTTTACCGCCATGTTGGCGCTGCCGCCGTTCTTGATGGCGTTGGCGAGAATGAGCGACGGAACGTCGTCAATCGAACGGTTGGAGTAAGGTTCGAAGTTGGCTGCGAAGTCCGCCTTGTCCGCATCGTTCTGCGCCTGAGAGTAGCCTCCAGCCACAACGGCAGCAGGGACAACCCCTTTCCAAAGCGTGCAGGTGCACACCTCCGGGTGGTCGTACCCGTAGATGACGTAGACCTCCGCGTCCTCTTCGTACTGAACCTTGAGCGACTTCGAGAACACGAGGGGCTTGAACCAGCTCCAAGTGCCAGACCGCTGGGGGAGTTCTCCGAACGAAATCATACTGGGGTCTCCGACCAGTCGAACGCCGCCGAGAGCGTCGTGTTGTTCACTCCCGGCGTGAGGTAGGCCGTGACCCGAGCGAAGCCAATGACGACCGGGTTGTACTGGAAGGAGCGCTCAAACGTTCCGATGACAAGAAGAACATCACCAACAAATGCCTCCACTGAGTTCGGAAGAAGTGGGTACGCGGCGGACATGAAGGCGCGGCAGTTGGTTGCCGACCCGCCGGAGTGAATGCCCACCTCAAGCGTTGCCAGCGCCGCCTTCCATCCTGCCGCGACGTAGTGGTGGGCCCAGAGGGTCCGGTTGTCTCCTCGGCCCGCGACAACCGTTGCGTACCCGATTGAACCGACGGTTCCGCCTGCTCCACCAGTGCTTCCGTACAAAGTGACAGTACCTGCGTTCGAGCCCAGAGCGCCTGCGGTCACCACTTCCAGCGACTCGATGAATCGAATGTTAGTAGCCACGGTGTTCACGGGGGTCGTCCCGTTGAGAGTCACCGTCTCAGTGAAGGGCCCGGCACCAGTCGAGTCGAAGTAGGTAACCTTGACGGTGCGGGCACCTGTTCCTGCGGAAGCGTCATTGGCGGATGACGAAGCAAAAGACCTCTGCGCTGCCGCAGTTGGCTCTGTGTACGGCGTGGCCTGCATCACCTGTAGGACTCCGGCCGTGCCGCCGCCGAGGGATAGATATGCCGCAGACACTCCCGTTCGGCCGACAGGAGGAGAGAACGTAATCGACATCGCGGGCTGGTCGGACGCCATAGTCACCGGCACCGAGGCCGTACTCGACTTCTGGCCTACGGTTGGTGCGACACTTCCGAGCCACGAGCCAATGTTGGTGTCGAGGCGACTCCCGACGAGCGCCGGAGGAAGCTGGGGTGTATCCACCGTCAGCGAGCCGCCGTTGTCGTCCACCGAGACGACACCAGTTGAGTCGTTGGCGATGGTGACCCGGAGTGCCGTCGCCTCTGAACCGCCGCCTGTCGTCGAGAGCGGGGCCGGAACGGAGAGCACGTCCACGTCGCCGATGTTGTTTGTCCCGGCAGGAAGCGGGGCACCAACAGTCACGTCAAGCCTACCTCCGACAAGCGCGGCCGGGAGCTGAGGCGTGTCAATCGTGAGGGAGCCACCGTTGTCAGTGATCGGCCAGGGCCCCGTCCCCGCATTCGCGGTCACCGTTCCGTCGACCGTCAGGCTTCCGCCGTTGTCATTCACTGGCTGGACTGCCGGGAGGTTCGAGACAGAGACGGACCCATCCACCGTCAGTGAGCCACCGTTGTCTGAGACGGGCTGCACCGTCTCCCCGGTTGGGTCCACGCGCAACGGGTCCGTGGCCGTGCCGACCTCGACACTGCTCGTGTTGTGCAGGATGGCTGCCGGCGAGTCGCTCATGTGATCGACCTCGTTCTACCAGTCTCGAAGACCCCTGAGTACGAGATGGCGTCCGTCACCGTGACAAGTACCGTGGTGCCGTCGGCCGCGTACATCTTCCACTCAATGGCAGTCGGGTTCACGCCAGTCCAGGTCGTGTTCTTCTCCACCAGCTTGGTTGCGTCCGCGCGCTTCCAGAGCACCTGCGTCGGGAACACCGACCCCGTCACTGTCTTGGTGGCCCCCGTCGCGAACCCCTCCGCGGGCCCCTCATCGATGAAGTGAATCAGCTGCAGCAGCGTCTTGTGCTGGGCTTCTGAAAGCCCAGTACCGGTCAGCCCCTTCTCGACGCCTTCCTCAAAGAAGCGAAAGCCGATCCCCGCGACGTAACGGAGTTGCCCGTTTGCCGTAGGAGCGGCTGCGGACTCGAGGTTGACCCCCTCTTCATCAGATACGCCTGGAGATCTATCGGGAGTGAGCGGCACGCGGCTTCCTCCCGCCGCGCCGTTTCGGAGATTCGTCAACCTCCGGCACGGCTACCTCCGGCTGCGCGGTAACCGGGGCGGGCGGTGGAAGATCCTCTGCGAGGCGTAGCTCCTTGATGCTTACTGGGGCTGTTCCGGAGACCCGATCTCGCGCGTTTTCAGCCGGTGGAGAGCTCTCCGCCAGGCGTATGGCCTCGACCTTAGCTCTCTCCTTGTCGACGATGTCTTTCAGCAGTTCGACAGTCTGTGCGAACCCCTGCACTTTTCCCGTCTGGGCGATTCTGAGATTCCCGGCGTTTTGCGCGGAGTTGTTCAGCGCGTGAACGCCACGAAGAACGAAACGCTTCGCGACTTCGGCGGTAGGAAGGTCGATCTTCCCCTCCTCTACGTCCTTGTCGATGAAGCCGAGTAGCGCCTCCACGATCTTAGCGCCTTCCGACAGACCGGCTTGGCGCCCCTCCAGCAGGGACAGCTCTTTCTTCGCTGCCTCAAGAGCGTCCTCAACCCGAACACCGACTTCGTTGGTGACCAACTGCTTCAGCTCGGATTTGAGGACGCTCATGGGGCACCTTCTACCTCAAGAGTTAGGCGTAGGGAATGACGCAAAGAACGTCGCCAACCTTGACCTTGAACTCGAACTTGATTTTAGCCGGGGCGGTGATGCTGGTGCCCGGGTAGTAGTCGTTGTTCGCAGAGATATCTGCCCCAGGACGGAGCAGGTTGCCGTTGAGGAACACATCGTAGTCGGTCAAGTAGTTGCCGAGGCTCATGTCCGGCAGGGCCGTGTCGAGGTTGCTGTCCGCGAGGCTCACGTCCAGGTCCTCGTTCGTGTTGACGGTGACGTTCGCGTACACCTTGGGGTTGCGCTCATCGCCCTGCACGATGGCGTTGAGCAGCGAGACCTCGCCGTACTTCGCCTCGAAGGCGTCCCACTCCGCCGTGGTGTCGGACAGCTTGATGCCGTTCGTTTGCGCCCACGTCGAGCCGGTCTGGTTGCCGTCGTCGAGGAACAACTCACCAGCGCCGAGAACCCGGAGGTCGTCCGTTCCGGTGGTCTCGATGACGCCTGCGTTGACGCCGACGTCGATGCGGGTGCCCGCTGTGTCCGTCCGGATGCCTTCGGCGAAGTCGTTGACGACCGCGTCCACGTTGAACGTGTCCACAGCAGCAGCGATGTTGACTTCGCTGGTGCCGCCCGCGCTGCCTTCGGTGATGGCGAAGAGGTCCGCCTGAAGGTCATCCCGGATCTTCCAGATGAGCCCCGCGCCCTCAAGATCGAGGGTGGCGTGCGTCACGAGGTCAACCGGGGTGGTGCCCTGATTGTCGTAGGCCACCTGCCGGGTGACAGTGGTTCCAGCCGGAACGTCCAACTCAGAACCGCGCAGGAAGTCCTGCTCGTTCAGGTCTTCGAGGGCCTTGCGCTCAGTGGCCGTGTAGTGGATGAACATCCCCGAGATGTCGCTCGCAGGAACCGCTTCGAGCGCCATGCCCGACGACGTCAGGCGCACGTAGCTGAGTTGCATCCGGTTCGGGGTCGTGATGGTGACAGTGCTGCCGTCGGTCGAAGACTCGCTCTGGCCCAAGGCGTAGACTCGACGACTGCCCGAGACAACCGGGTCGTGCGTCACGGAGTCCACCACCATGTACAGGTTCTTCGGGCTGATGGCGGAGGAGCCCGACACAGCACTGAGCGCGTGCGCCCCGAACGTCCCGCCGTGCGTAGCCGCCACTGTTCCGCGAGTCGTCACCGCCCCGATAGCCAGCGTCGTGTTCGACGGAAGCTCAGAGGCGCTGGTGAGGATAGAGACGTTGGTCGCGACGCCACCGGTCAGAGTGACAGCGCCGAACGAGGCGTTGGCGGTCACCGACGTAGTCGCGACGGTGTTGCCAGCCGTTCCGCCCTGATGCGCGGTGACAACCAGCGTGGTAGCGGTGTCGGCGGCGAACGCCAGCGTGTTGGGCAGAGTGCCAGTGCCGTAGTTGGTGCCCGCGATGCCGTCGCCGTTGATGGCGCGACGCAGGTTCTCCAACGTCTGGGCCGTGGTGCCCGAGGCGTCGATGTTGTTGGCCGCGTTCACGAAGGGCGACGTGAGGGTGTACGTCTGCGCGCCGACGGTGACCGTCTCGTTGTTGACGAAGACGCCGGTCGTGGTCAGCGTCCCCGTGGCCTGCGTGCCGACGTGGACATCGCCCATCGTGTGGACTTCGACGAGGACGCGCTTGCGCTCCAATTCGTGGAGGTCGGTGTTCAGGTTGGTGATGCCGCGCTTCGTGCCGGGGTCGAGGGTGACGGGGACGTTGATGTCGTTGAACCAGTCGCCCGCGTTGTCCGCGAAGAGAAACCGCTTCGACTGGGAGCGCAGCGCGTTGAGGTCACCCTCAACCGTGGTCTGCGCGGACTCCAGCGTTGACCCTACGGCCAGCGTGTCGTCGTAGAGATCGGAATTGCGTACTTGCGTGTCTTGACGAATGAACGTTCGTGCCATGGTGTGCTCTCCTGCGCTGGGCTACTGCGTAAAGTCGTGGGTTACTCGCCCCGCAGGGCGCGTCCTCTTAGGTATTTGAAAGCTTCGAAGAACCTTGAATGGTCCGACGTAGTATAGGCCGTTTCTTGCGAAAGGCCCTCCTGCGGGGTCAGCTTGAACAGGAACACCGCGCGCCCTTTGCTCTTGGACTGAATGCCAGTGAGCTCCGCCCCCTTGATCATGAGGAAGCAGGCCAGGCCTATCTTGTCCGTGGAGAAGACGCTGGTAGTCATCGGAGGTAGTCCACCAAAACATGGTCGTTGGTTCTGGGGGCGAGAACGAAGACGCAGGTGACCGGCGGGACCAGGATGTAGTCGTTGGTCAGTTTCTGCCGAACGCCGTTGAGGTACAGCCGGACAGAGTTCGCCCGGTAGGGGTTGGCGGTGGTGAACGCCGCATTGACACCGTTGACGAACCCACCCGGCACCTCGCCGTAGACCTCCGTACTTCTGGACGGGCCAGTAACAATCATTCGCGTGCCCCAAATAGAAAGAGGGCGCCTGGCAACCGACCAGACGCCCTCTAACTATAGCTCAGCCGCCCTTACGGGAAGGTGATTGACTGAACCGAGAGACGGTTACCAATGCCGATGCCGGGCGCCGCGTACGTCCAGAAGGTGATGGTGTCAGCCTCCTGCTTGATGTACAGCGTCGCGTCCTGGAGCAGGAAGAAGTTGCCCAGGTAGTTCTCGGGCGCGTAGATGTACGCCTTCTTCGGGTCGTGGATGGTCGACTTGATCGTGGTGATCACAGGGAAGCCCCAGAGCTTCTCCTCGTTCTCCACGCCTTCGTCGTAGTGCCGCGACGCGATGTCGTTACCGACGCTGGTCGCCACCAGGTCCAGAGCCTCGTAGTACAGGCCCTTGGTCATGGTCATCTTGCCGATGGGGCGACGACGGCCGACCATCTTCTGGAAGCCCGCCTTGAAGGCGCTCGAGTTGAAGCCGGTGGCGCCGACATTCTGCTCGCTGGGGTTCAGCGCGATGAGCGCGTCGACGGTCTCCTGCCACTTCTTGTCTTCTTGGTCCGCCATGTCCTTCACAGAGTTGTCCGAAAGCATCTTCCGGATGTCGTTCTGGTAGGTCATCAGCTGGAACTTCGACTTGGTGAAGTGCTGGCTTTCCGTCTTGCCGAAGAAGACCGAGTAGCGCGGTCCCTTGAACCAGGTCCGAGGACCTGCTCCCTGGAACTGCACGAAGGTGGCCACCGACTTGGGCTCCTTCTCCACGATCTTCTTGGGCTCATCCGTGTTCTCGTCACGGTCGATCTCGTCATCCTGGAGCAGGACGGGCGTGAGAATCTCACGCGCGTACGACTCCTGGCGAACGAACTCGCGAATGAACGCTGAGCCCTCGGCTGCTGCTTCCTTGATCCGCCCATCCTCGATCTTCTTGACGAAGTTCGAGTTTACGAACTGGGCGGAGACTTGCTGCGTTTCGGTCTTGTAAGCCATGTATCAGTCTCCTCCAACATGTTCCGGGCGAATCCCGGCATCAGCGTGAATGTTGCGTGGTACTATCTTAGAGTCCCGCGCCCTGCGGCACAATCACCTGCAGAACGCCGTTCACTGCGTCGAGACCAGCCGGACCAACAACGCCGAAGAGCTGGTCGTTCGCGGTCGCCCGGTGAACCTTACCGGCTTTGAACGTCACGAGCCAGCCCGGCTGATTGAGCGCGCCGGACGCGACGTCATACTGATCGGTCAGCATGGTAAACCCACCGTGCAGCACGGTCAGCTTCTGGACGAACGCGCCCGAGAAGTCCTTATTGCCGTCGATGGTCACGAAGACCATCTGCGCGTTGAGGCGGTTCGCCACAACGTCGAGCGTTCCCGCGGGAACCGCGAAGCCGCTTGAATCCATGGCGACGATGGTGCCGGCCGGGATGGAACCCGCGACAGGGGTGCCCTCCGAGTTCAGCGTCATGCCACCAGGGACCGTGAGAACTTGCGCCAGGGCCGCCAGCGCTACCGGGTTGTCTACAGAAACGATGTCGAACTTCGAGTTGAGGATGCTCATTGCGTGTCTCCCTGCTTTCTATCGCCTGGTGGCGTTAGGAATTGATGTAGGTACCAAACCGCTCCCAAGCAGCATCCGCTGCCTCTTTCCTGTTCGTCGGCTGTTTCTGCGCTGACTTCTCGCTGGATCTGCCAAGGCTTTCGACGCCGGAGCTGCCCGCCGTCTTCTCCAACAGCTGCTTCACGGTGGACAGCACGTCTTCCCCGGAAGAAGAGAGCTTGTCGAATACCTCAGACGGGATCTCTTCGCCAGTCGCTTCCGTGTACTTGTCGGCGACGCTCTTCAGCGCGGCCTCATGCGCCGTCTTCACCGCAGCGGCTTTCTCAGACTCCTGGCCGTCGATGACCTTGGCGGTCTCCTCGATAACAGCAGCAACTTTCAGAAGAAACTCAGCGGACATGGGCGCTCACCTTTTCCCGGAGGAGATTCAGAGCCGCGGCGGCCTTGAGGGTCTGCCCACAGCGCAGCATCGTTTCGGCCTCAACCGAAGCAGCCTTCTCCCGAAGGAGTACAGCCAGCTTTTTGAGATTCTCAGACGTCATAGTCTTTCCGAAAGCGAGCCAAGTCAGTGTAGGTGATTTTCGACGACCCTGCGATCCGCAACTGCGCTGCCAACTTCTGAAGCAAGTTTCCCGTTTCCGTCTGCATCGGTTGACTACTGGTATAGGCCACGTCAGCCTGTTTCACCAACTGCTCCTTCTCAACCGTGTGCATGACGGACGCCGCCAGCTGACTCAGACTCTTCATTTGGGAGGCCTCCACGCACCGGTGAGAACCCCTGCGAGGAGCTCCTCACCGTTTGCGCTTGCGATCTTGACAGTCTCAGCGCGCACAGACGCCGGCAAATTGGCTTCCGCCAACTTGAACAGCTCCGCGTATGTGTTGCGAGTGACGGCGTCGTACATGGTCGTTAGCGCTTGGAGAGCGAAGCGTCGATGATCTGCGCGGTGACCGCAGCGGCCTTCATAAACTCGAGCGAGGCGGTCTTGTGGATCGTCTCGACCGTGTCGTTATAGCCCTGGATGTACGAATCCTCGGCCTGCTTCTCGAGGTCGGCGGTCGCCTTCTCGTAGCCAAGCTGAGCCGCCTGCTTCACGAGCTCCGGATTCTGCTCCGCGAACTTGCCGAAGTCGGCGTTGCCTGGAATGGCCTGCGCCACCGGAGAACCGGCGACCATCGTCGCCGCGGTCTTGTTCCACTCGTTCAGACGAGCAACAGCGGCATCAGCGAAGGCGGTGCCCAGAAGCTGAGCCTCCTTCGTAGCTGCTTCCTTCTCCGCGCCAGCGAGCTCCTGGGCGACCTTCATCACGTCGTCAACGGGCGACCTCTCCAGAGCGGCGGACGCAGTCTTCTCCGCGGGCTGAAGCGCCTCGTGCAGCGCGGCCACGAGCGGATTCGCAGAGGCTGTCTTCTCCACGATGGCGGCAGAGGGGGCACTCGCCGTCTTCTCAGCGGCCTGCGACTCCCGGATACCCTGCAGAATTCTGTCGATCTTCATGTGTGAGCCCTCAGTTGCTAGAAGTCTAGGAGACCCCTGGTGGAAAAACAAACAACTACCGTAGTACCGCGCTGCCGATTTTTTCAACGACCTCGTCGATGTCGATATCCGGGGATGTCACGCTGTCGGTCGCTGCCCTCGACCCGAGGTCCTCTGCGTACTCTGAAAACTTCTTCATCCCGCCGTACACACCCAAAGCTCCCAGGACTCCTAGCATAGGATTCTCCGAGGCGTACTCCCCGAGACGATCCAGCACGCGACGATGCAGCGGAGCGTGGGGAGAATGTACGTCGTGCCCTCGGCGCAGGCGAGAGTCGTAATCGTGCCCCAGCGCCGTCACGAGAGCCGCGGACCCCAAGAGAGGCAGCGCAGCGTCGTTCCCCTCTTTCCGCATCTCCGTCAACGTCGGAATGGGGAAACCTTCGTCTGTGAGGTACTGAGGTCCGTAGTCGGGACGCAGCATCTTGTTGCCAGCGTAAGCTGCTCCACCATACGCCAGAGGCTGAAGGCCAGAGGGCAAAGCTCCGGCGGCCATGCGAGCTCCGCCCGCCAAGAGAGCCCCCGTCCCGATGAGGCGGGCAAGCTCAGTCTTGGCGATTGCATCATGGGCTTCTCGCGCTGCTCCGCGAGTCGTTTCGTATGACTCCCCGGTAGCCGGGTCCCGAACGTGAAGCATGTCCGTCCAAGGCGGCTCCTCCGCTCGGAACATTGGCGGGATCAGCTGCCGGGAGAGGTAGTCTGAAATGGTCGACCGCTTCTCGAGGTACTTCTCCGCTACGACCCCAATCTCCGGGTTCACGTTCTTCGTCGTGCGGTCGAACATCCCCGTACCACCCAGCTGGTCAAGGAGCTGGGGGTGTCGCGCGAACAAATCAAAGATGTGCCCCTGCATCGCTACGACGCCATCGAGCGCGTACTCAGGGACCTTTGTTCCGGGGGCCAGACGCTCGACGATCATCTTCACAAACTCCGGCGTGGTCAAAATGACCCCGGCGGCGGACAGCGTCGAGAGGACCTGCGCTACAGGGAACTTCGCAAGGCGCTTGATGGTCCCGTCGTCCAGGTCGGGCATCCCACGAACAGCCGGCATCACCATGTCCCGGTACTGTTGGATCCCGCGGGCCTCTTGCTCTGAAATCGGAGAAGTCTTGTGGTCTACCGGAGTGCCCCGAACAATCTTGTCGATGTCCGCGAGCTTCCGGATCGCCGCCCGCTTCTCTTCCATAGCGTCGAGGTACTCCCCGAGCTCAGACGAAGTTCGTACGACGTACGCACCATCGTCCGCGACCTTCTTCATCATGTACCCTGTGAGATCCGCGGGCTTCACGACGAAGGAAATGTCGAAGAACTTGGGAGATGGATTCAGGGCTCCGGCGCGCAAGCCACTCGGCGTCACTTGCCGCATCCCAAATTTCAGATGGTCGCAGTACTGCTTCCGCGTCGGAGCTTTGTGTCCGCAGATGGTGCAGACGTCGTACTTGATGCGGCACCCCATCGAAACAGCGGGGTACTCACCGGAAGCAATCCGTTCCGCCAGATCAGGGGCGAGCTCATTCCTGAGTCCCAGGAGCAACTCAACCCGATGCATCTGCGGATTCCAGAACGACTTGAGCACGTCGCCGCAAGCCTTCAGCGGGTCTTTGTTCTGGTGGTGACGGTAAATCTTGCCGTGCTCTTCGAAAGACTTGTAGTGGTTCGGAAGGATCTCAGACTGCGTCACCCACGCACCATCGGTCTGACAGCAGCCGCAGGTTGGTTTGAACCCGGTCTTGAAGGGGAACTCGTTGAATCCATCGCCGTTCCGGTTGAGGTCGTACGTCTCGTACGCCCCCAGGGCGAGAACGAGAACAACGCTCATCCCAGGCTTCGGCTCAACGGCTTTGATGTAGTCCGAGGCTTCACTGGCAGTCTTGGTGAACCGTTCACGCAAGGGTCGACCATTCGCGCCCCAGAGGAGCACGGGCTGAACCGTCGCTTCGCCCGTGGCGAAGTGCGTGTCGAGCTCATAGACCTTACGCAAAGAGACCTCGCATCAGATTTACTGCATACTCTCGTCCCAGAAGCTGGACCTTGCGAGCGGCGTCGTACTCTTCCCCGGACAATTTCTCAAGCTGCGCGGAGAGAACGCCATCAACGTACTCAGCGGTGGCGAGCTTTTGAACAAAGTCCGCCGTGACCTCAGGGGAAGCTGCGAGCTTCTCCCCAGTGATGCGGTGGCTGTCTCGCATCTTGAAGATCGCAGAGAGCACCGCACCGGCCTTCTTCACCGAAGAGTACATGTCGTCGCACGCCAGAGCGAGCGCTTGCTGCGCGTCAACGGACACCGACAGATCGTCCGAGCTCGCCAGCTTTTCGAGGCGCTCCAATGCCTGGAGTTTGAACCAGAAAGTCGGGTAGTGCATGTCAGCCCTCGAGGTCTTTCAACGCCGCCAGCCCGGAGTCGATGGCCTTCCACTCAGCCAAGCGGGTCATCAGCTTTCCGCCGATGATTTCGGAAGCAGTCTTCCCGTTGATCTCTTCCACCCCGAACATCGCGGCAGCGACCTTGTTGAAACCAAAGCGCTGTACCGCGGCACGGAGCTCAGGCGAGATGAGCTTGTCGATGTCGTTCATTAGCGTTTCCCTCCGCCAAACGTCGGCTTGGACTCTGAGATGGATTTCTCGGTATCCACCAGATTCTTGATCGTGGCGTAGTTTACCCCGGATCCGCCCATCACAGCTTCACGAAGGAACGACCGTGTGGCGTTGATGTCCAGCGACAGAGTCGGAGCGAACTTGGTCATCGTGCCGTACGACTCGAGCAGCATGTTCTTGCTCTCAGGATGCCGTGTGAGAGCGTCCTTGATGACAGGGTCCGTCTTGAACAGGTTCTCGAGAAGAGCCCGGCGCTTGGGGTCGCTGGACAGGATGTTCTTGAGGTTGCTCAAAGAACCGCCAACAGTTCCCGCCAAGAGAGCGACAAGGCTTCCCGCCGCTCCGGTGGCAAGACCCTTCAGCATCTCCTGGCCAAATGAAATTGGTGCGCTGCCCGCAGCGGCCGCTTTCTTCTCAAGGAAGGTGTCCAGGCTCGCTGTGATGACCCGAGTCGGGTCGCGGTATGCGTTCATGAGTTCATCCTGGTAGCGGTGCTGTGACTGCCCAAACGCCTTCGAAAGTATAGGCGCCAGCAGAGCTGTACCAATGGCCGCCCGCGGATGCTCCATTACGAGGTTGCTGATGCCGCCAAGAGCACGGCCACCTAGGGCGCTACCGCCAGAGAGAAGCTTCTCCGCGACATTGGCACCCCCGCGAAGAATCTTCTCGCCCCCTGCTGCGGCTGCGTGCGCTCCACGCTCCAGAGCGAGACCCCGGCGGATTGGTCCCTTCAGATCGGGATTCGCATCCGCAACAGCGTAGGGGTCCTGCCCGAACGAGGTCTTCTCGAACAGTGCCTCCACCTGCGCTTTGAACACGGGGTTCTTCACGTTACCGCCCCAGAGCAGGCATGTTCTTGTCGACCCAGGCGAGGGCGCCAGTCATCTTCTCGTAGGTCTGCCGAGCGTCGTGTGCTTCCTTCAGCAGCTTGAGCTCAGGGGTCTCCTCAACCACCAGGCGCTCCTGCAGGAAGGCCACCTTCTCGAGAGCGGGACGGGTATGCTTGACCCGGAGCTCCTCGTAGAGGAAAGCCATCTCAGGTGACGCATCAGCGCCGAGCTCGGCCCAGGCGCACTTCTCGAAGTCCACGAATTTGGGTCCGTAGCCCGGCGCACGCTTGAACACCTTGGCAAGGGAAGCCAGCTTCTCTTCCCACTGAGCGCCTGCGGAAATCTTGGCGATGGTGAACTCCGACGCCAGCTTGCGGAGGTTCATCACGACGATGTCCTCACGGGCGGGCTTCTCGGAGTATTCGGCGACCTTCTCCGCCTCGGGGACGGGGTCGAACTTCTTCCCCAGACGCTTCTCCCGCATCATGTCGGGAACTTCCCCGGCGAGCTTGTCGTTGTTGATGTTCGCCGTCTGCGGCGGTTCGCTGGCAGAGGACACCATGTTTCGGATGACCGCCTCAGGGTCGCCGGTGTCGAATTCAATCATCTTGTCTCCACCGTCCTTCTTCTTGAACAGTTCCTGGAACGTCGCCACATTCGCCAGGCGCACGAGGGTCCGGATTTCCTCCGGGTTGAGCTTGTTCTCCGTGGCAAACTTCTCTGAGAGCTCATTCAAGCTCTTCTTGCTTACGAGGTGCTGCTCCGCAAGCTCTTGGGCGTACTTGATGTACTCACTCTCGTTCCAACGTGCCATGGCTATATCCTAGTGAAGAATGTCTGCGAGTGGCACCGGAGATTTCTCCACCGGGGTTGTCTCATCGACGCCCTCAAGCGCGATGCGAAGTTCTTCATAGGCCTGCTTCGTAGCCTGAGGGTCCATCTTCTCCAGGATCTCAGCATTACGGATAGCCGTCGCCCACCACTTCTGAGCTTCCTTGGCCACACCACTCGTAAGGCTGTTGCCTTTGTGCGACATGCCCCGGAAAAACGAGTCGATCATGGTGTGGCGTACAATGGCACGCGTATCAACGGAGTCCTTCCCGCCGTAGGTCCAAAGCAAGTAGTCCGCGCCCACCATGACGCCGGTCTTTAGCAGTTCCGCTGCGTAGGCGTCACCATCGTAATTCGAGGCGTAGGAGATCTTCTCCAAGCGATTCCGGAACGTGGAAGTGTCGAAGAAGAAGTACTCGTACATCAGCAGAACGGACTCCGGGATATCGAGAACCTTTGCCACCGTAGCGCGTTCAGCCCCGGCCAAGATGAAAGCATCCAGTACGGCCCGGTGCTGGAGATCCAGATAGAGGTCGTAGGCGTAGGACACGCCAGCGTTGGGCTGGCCGGTACGTGTGATGAGCCCGTGCAACGCCAACTCCAACTCCTCCGGGGGAGGCGGAGCAGACGTCTTGACGGTCGCGAGAACAGCCTCGAACCGGTGCCGTGGCGAAACGGATTTCATCACTACCCTTGGTAGGCGCTCGTGTCATTCTGGTCCCGGAGGATCAGAGTGTTTTGGTTGATCTTCAGAATCAGGTCACCCATACCACGGAAGGTCGAGCGAAGGTTGTCCTCGAGCGAAATGTACGCATCATCACCGATGTCACCCTTGATGCGAACCTCGTCCATCCAGAGGGTGAGCAGCACGCGGCCAAGGTTATCGAGTGACTTCTCGAGGTTCGGCAGATAACCCGCGACCATCTCCTTGAGTGATGGCGTCTGCGCCATCGACGACAGCGCCGCCGCGTCGAAAGTGCCTGCGTCGTTAAGCTGTCCCGCCTGCTCGATGAACTGCGGGTTCACCTGCTGCTGCATGGTGTCAACGGACCCGTCGTCCGACGCCATCATTGCCTGAGGCGGTTGCTGCTGCGCCTGAGCGTTGGGGTCCTGCCCCTGCTGAGCGGCGGCGTTCGGGTCCATTCCCGGCTGCGCTTGCTGCATCTGGGCGTTGGGATCCATGCCCGGCTGCGGCTGCCCCTGCGCCATCTGGGCGTTGGGATCCATGCCCGGCTGCGGCTGGCCGCCCATCCCTTGCACCGGAGCACCCGCCCCCATCATCGACGGGTCCATGGGACCGCCCATTGCGGCAGCCGCGGCAGCCGGAGCAGCGCCGGCTCCGCCGCCACTGGCGATCATGCTTGCCCGCTGCTGGATGGTCTGCACCATCTGCTGCATCTGCGTCAGCGCCTGCATCTGGCTCTGGATGCTCTGCATCTGCTCGGCGACCGCCATGTCGACGGGCGACGGACCTTGCGGCTGCTGCATCTGCGCCTGCTGCATTTGCATCATCGCCTGCTCGGCGGGATCCGGCTGCTCGGGCTGTTTCTCGGCGGCGACACTAAGCCGCGCCGCCACCTTCTCAAGCCCTGCGGGCTCGATGATCCAGAAGGAGTAGGCCCCCTGCTCCGCAGCCGTCTTCAGCGCGAACTCTGCGTCCTCGATGGTGATGACGGCTTCGGTGGCCAGCTTGCGCAGAGCCGAAACGAAGTTCGGCGTGTACTCGCCGCCGACGTTGAAGCCGTTCTCCCCGGTGTACTTCGACACCTTCACCTTCTCGGCGCCCTCAGACAACATGGCGTCGGTGGTCCAGTTGAAGATGTCCTTCGGAGTGGTCAGGAAGTCCTTCTTGGTGAGCTCGTTCTTGGCCGGGAACCATACGAAGTTGCTCGGCATGTAGACTACGTCGCTGTTCGACGGAACCATCAGCTTGCTGCCGGGATGCTGCGCATCCGTTACCAAGGTCTTCTTGCCCCAGGCGCCCACCACCTCAATACGTCGACCCCCTTCGAAATCAGAGGTGATCGATTCGATGGTGACAGGCGCTGTCGCGATGAAAGAAGCGCCGCGGCGCTGAACGAAGATACCCCTCTGGCCTTTGCGAGGGCCAGCAGCCGACGCCTCGCCAACGGTCTTCTTGAAGACCTCGGACCCTTCGAGTTGGCTCATCGCCACCTCTGTACCCAAGAGGTCAGTTGAGTCGATCAGGTCCCCGTCCTCGGTGACGCCGACGTAGCGGTCGATGTGAAACTCATCTCGGCGACCGGTTTCACCAGGCACGCGGTAACGCTGGTTGTACCCGTCCAACTCGTTAGCGGGACCCGCCGACTGATTGATGAATCGGATGTTCCGCGCCGGGATCCGCTTACCGGAGGGATCGCCAAACATGTTGATCGGATTTGCGATGACCAGCGCCACGACGGGCTTGCCATCCTTCTTCCAGAGCTTGTAGGCCCCGGCGTTCTTGGGCTCCTTCAGGTCCAGGTACGGCTGAACCGCCAGGGCACGGTTGACCTTTTTACGGTCGTCCTTGGCGTAGTAGCCCTTCACCTTCACGCCCTGGAACGCCGCGGGAGACTGCGAGCCGAAGATGTCCTTGAACTCCGTCGAGGTAGTCTTGTCGTCGGCGACGTAAAGCGCGCCACCGTGGTTCTTGATGCCTCCGCCGTAGTCGGCGAGCTTCAGCGCGTCGACGAGCGGCTTCTCGCCGTAGAACCACACCGCCTGCTTCAGCATGGTGGGGCGTGTCTCCAGCATCTTCGCCGCTGCCTTCTTGATACGGTTCGGAGCCTTCGAGAGAAAGTCGAGGAACGCGAGCTTGGGCTCCGTTTGGCTGCGCGCTTCGTCGAAGACGCGTCCGGCCTGCTTAACGGCGCTCGACGTGTCTGAAGCGTAGCTGTACCGGCCCGTGGTGGGCGGCACGACCGTGTTTCGAATGTCGACGTCCGTCGGCATGGTCTTGGGCGGCGTGACGCCTTTCCCCATTTCTCCGAGAGACTGCTTGTCGAGCTCCTCGAGCCACTCCTTGCTCAAGGGCATGAAGGCGTTCAGATCCTTGAAGTAGAGAATGTCGAGCGGCTTGATTTGGTTGTCCGCCATCACGACCGGGACGTAGAGCGTCTGTCCGCGTCGGATGATGACGAAGGCGCCAACACCAGAACCCTCTTCGTGGTCTGTCTCCAGAACCTTGAAGGTGACGACGTCCGGCGCCACGTTGGGCAGCTTGCTCAGCAGAACATTGTAGGCCATCTGCGAGAGGCCCTGGTCGAACATGGCTTTCGCCTGATCGCTGGTCCCACCCATCTGTCCCATCGCTTGCGTCCGAGGCGAAATTGCGGGCATGTAATTCTCCTACCGCGTGCGGTATACCACGTAAAGCGAAACGGCCGTCAGGTCCAAGTATAGGACCCAACGGCCGTTTTTGGGCCCTCTCGTTGGGGAGCCGAGGCCTTAGCTCGCCGAGGCTGAAGACGACGCGGCGATTTCACGGATCCGGCCGAGGAGAGCACTCTCCTTCTTCTGCTCGCCTCCAACTTCGTCCTTGTGCTCCGGATCCTTCTTGTACTTGTCGTGCTTCGAGGCCTTCGACTCATCCGCGCCCGCGGTCTTGTGCAGGCCCGTCAAGTACTCCTGGCGCCCGTCGTGATCGAAGCCGATCATCCGGGTGATGTGTGCGACCTTCTCGTCGTCGCTCATCTTGGGAAGATACGGCCCCACGTCTTCCGCGGTCTTCTTGAAAAGAACCAGAAAGGCATCCTCTTCAGAGGTCTTCGACGCCTGGATAACCGAGTTGGTGCCCGAGGGGCTGTTCTTCGGCCCGTTGGGATGCGGCTCCTCGTGGCCGATGCGGTGGGTCTGCGGCTCAGAGAAGTTCGCGTTGCCCATGCCGACCAGGTACTTCCCCTGAGGACGGTTCTTGTTGTCCAGCTGCGCGAGGGTGTCGACCTTCGCAGCGTCGGTGAGCTTGTTCTTGTCCGTGCCGTCGTGCAGGCCGACCAGCTTGTTGGCGATCTTCTTCAGTTGCTCATCCAGGCCCGCGGCTTTGGACGCATCGCTGCTCACCGAATTAGTGCCCGACGGAGAGTTCGCGGGACCGCTGGGGTGATTGCTCAGGTCACCCAGGTGACCCTTCATGGTCTCGAGCTCAGTCTTGCCGACACCGTGGTGGTACGCACCCTCGGGGCGCTGCTTCTTGTCGAGCGCGGCGACCTCGCCGTGCGTCGCAGCCTGCGACGCGTCGTTGCCCTTGTCGCCGCCCTGAATCAGCGCGCCGCCTGCAGCGGCCTTCACCTCGTAGGCCGCTTTCTCCATGCACTCGACCGCGATGGCCTGTGCCAGCGACTCGTAGTCCGCCTCGGCGGCGGTCTTGGTCAGATCCATGGCAGCCTTGGCCGCCTCGGGCGACGGGGGCGGACCCTCGGGAGCCGCGCCCTCGTGTTCCATGCCCGGCGGCATTCCACCAGCGCCGGGAGCGGATGCGCCTGCCTGCTCCATCAGAGCGTGCGCGATCTCCATGAGCTTGTTCGCCACGGCGGCGAGCTCCTCAGGGGAGTGGCCGCCCTCGGGCGACATCTCCGGCATTCCTCCGGCCGCGGGAGAATCGGCGACTGCGTCAGCCGCTTCGTCCATCGCTTCCTTGGTCGGGAACGCGACAACACCCCGGCGAACGAGTTCGTGTGCTACTCCACGTGCTGCGGCGCGCTTGAAAAGGCCCATGAAAGTTTGCTCCTTCTTACGTTGGCCGGAGTGTAGGCCAGGGGTTGTGGTTTTACAATTGAGAATGTCGGCCAGCGCCGGTACCCCCAACATAGGAAAAGTCAGCCATCATGCACAACATCAGAACTACGTGGAGAATCAAACGCCTTTCCAACGGCGTGTCCTACTGGCGCCAAGAACATACCGCCTCCGATTTGTCCGAAGGCTCCTAGCGGAGTTCCTAGCAAAGCTCCAGTCGTGCGCCCAAGGAAATCTCCCGTGAGCTCGCCGGCCCCAATGTCCGGATTCGCTCGAGACGCCAAGAGTGCCCCCATCAGGGGCCACGCCAAGGTAGCCGCGAGCTGCCCCGGTGACTTCGGGAGAACCTGTCCTAGAAGTCCTTTGCGCGGATGAAAGAGCTGTCCCTTCTGAAACTGCTGCCAAGCTTTCTCTGGCTGCCCGATCCCCTGGCGCTTGACCTCTTCGAGGTAGTCATCCCAACTTCCAGCGACCTTCACCCCAAAGGCGGAGAGAGCGGCACGGGCACCCGCAGTTTGTGACAGACCCCGCATTAGTATTTGCCTTCCGGTCCCATCCCGAATTCAGAACCGTAAGCGTAGGCCGGTACCGGGTGAGTGCTATGGCGATCTGACACTGCGCCGGTACGAGCTCCCTGAAGAAGACTGTCCTTCAAGAAGCGATGAGCCAGACGGGCCATCCAGTCCGGGTGGAGCAGCGGGTTTCGCGCCATCGGCCGCATCATGAACTCGACGCGCGGAAGTGAAGAGGCCACACCAACACTGGTGACCCCGTGGGTCTTGAGGGTGTTGAGGATCGAAGGAGTAAGAGGCGTACCCGCGGTGTAGTGGAGGACCTCTTTACCCAGTACGCCGCCCACGGCGTGAGCGAGTAGCGTATCCCGACTGCCCTTCTCCGCGGCGTTCCGATACGCCTCGTAGGGGACTACTTCTCCTTTGAGGAGCTCCGGATGCTCATCTGTGTGCTCGAGAACTTTGACGTGGTTGAGGTCTGCGCGGGCGACCAATTCAAAGTGCCGCTTGTCGACGTTGACGCCTTCCCGCCCATAGATGTCATGAAGTGCGTCCACGAGGTACTGTCGTCCAACGCCAAAACCTTTGTGGTGGATGAGCTCATCTGGTTTGGGGATTCCTTCTGAGAGTACATCACCAGCTTCCACTTTCTGATGGACACGCACAAGCGGCTTCAAATTCGGCCCAACGTAGTGCTGTACCTCATTGACGTAGATATGCGTACCGCCATGGGGCGCGGGTACGATCTTCGTAACGACCCCGGTACGCTCTGCCAGCGCCGCCTTATTGATGAAGTTCTGCGGCACCTCGAGAAGCTGCCGAACCCCCGGCATTCCAGTGAGCTGAGAAGAAGACCCCTTGATGCTCTTCCCGCCGTGCTTGGCGCTCAACGCCATCTGGGTCAAAGGCTCAGAGATCGACTGCGCGGCACGGACACCGACATTGATGCCGATTGCGTGCGGACGTCCTCGCTCATCAAGACCTTGACACTTGCGGCAGAGGCCTGGCGTGGCCTTACACGTCATCGGCGAGCGGACATAGACCGTCTTCACTTTGTTGCGGAGGCCCGACGCAACTGCCTTCGTCACCAAGTCGTTCCGGCGGTAACCCGCCTGATCTCTGGAGAGGTACCTATCAATGATGTTCCCATCAGTGCTGGCGAGCGCTATACCGTTCGGTGTTCCACAGTCGTCGGCGGTAACGACCATTGGATACATCGAGTTTGTCATGATCTTGAGCATGTCGCCAGGCTCAGAGATAGAGATGGCCGCCTGCACGGTGTTGTGCCGCACATCGTTTCCAGCGGCCCAGTAGTCCGCGGAGTGGAGCCCCTCTGAATAGGAGCGGTCAACTATCCAGGGCATCGCCCGCCCTTGGCTAGACGTCACTGTGACCGGAGAGGATACGGTCTTGGCCAGCTGCTCCATGTTGCCGCGAGCTCCTGACATCGCCATCGCGGTCATCGTGCCTGGGTGCAGCTTGGTCTGCGCCAGCATCTTCACTTTTGCGTCGAGAAGAACCTTCTCCTTTGCCGCTGAAGTAGTGGCACTTTTCAGAGCCGCGGTCGTCGCCGTGATGAGCGCATTACGCTCTTTGTACTGCGGCGTGATGTCATCGATGCCGACGGAGACCCCTTCGAGCGTGGAGATGTCATCCCCGAGACGCTTCAGGCTGCTGACGATCTCAACGTAGGCAGAAGGGTCCTCTCGAGCGAGGTCCAGCAGCTTCTGCGTGAGCTCTTTCTTCCCCAGCGCCCCCGTCGTGTGGAGATGCTTGGGCAGCAGGTCGTTGACCAGGTATTTCCCAAGCGTCTGCGCCATGGAGCCTCAGTACTGATTGTTCTGGTTGCCAGAACTGGAGAAGGCATTCATCATCAGGGGGAGACCTGCCGACATGGCGAGCATCGGCGCCTGCTGCATCGCCGCCTGCCCCAATGAGTGGCCGAACGTTTTCCCTTCTTCGCCCTTCACACCCCCCATGAAGTTCTGGAAGAAGCCAGCGGGCTTTCCACCAGCAGCAGGAGCGCCAGCAGCAGGAGCGCCAGCGGGCTTTCCACCAGCAGCAGGAGCGCCAGCAGCAGGAGCGCCAGCAGCAGGAGCACCGGCGCCAGCAGCGGGAGCAGCGACAGGCGCCGTAGGCTGCGGCTTCTTAGTCACGCCGGGACCCACCTGCTGCGGAAGCATGGGACCGGGAGCGGCGGAGTTCGACGGCCCCTTGACCGGAGCGGCGGCGCCCATAACCGGCGCAGAGTTCGTCTGGGCTGCGACCCGCGGACCGCGGAACACCTGCGTGGGCATTGGCGCTGCCCCTTTGAAGAAGACACCCCACGCAGCGCGATACCCCTCATTGTACGCAGCTTCCTTGATCATATTGCGGCTCCATCGCGGCCAATGCCGGAGTAATCGTGCGAAGAAGCGCCGACGCCCCAAGGAGACGTCGGGTTGCCCCAGCGCGTTGGGTTGCCGAACCGCTTGTGTCCCTCATCCTTCGACGGGACGACCTGGCTGTCCAGATTCGAAAGGGTCTTAGCGAGACGCTCCGCCGACACGTTCATGTCGCCGTGAGGAAGAGCGCGTTGAAAGGCATCACCTGCGGTACGAAGACCGAAGTCCTCTTCCGCACGGGCCTTCCCTTCCTCGTAGGCGAGATTCATCATCGTGGGAGCGTAGGTGACTTGGCAGCGTTGGACAACCGAGCAGGGGCCTTCGACTGCTCTTTCCAGCCCACCAGCGCCTCGCGTCGTTTCACAGCGTCCTTCAACTTCTGCGCAAGTTCTTCCGCGGCCAGCTGCTGTCCTTCTTCGAACGCCTGCTTAAGGAATTGCTCCACCGCCGCCTCCTTCGCAGAACATCATGCGACGCAGATCGTCTGCATGCTGCTGGTCGGTGAAGACCATCTGTTCGAGCATGACCTTGAGCGACAGATTCTCCCCCGCCATGAGGGAGAGGTTTCGCAGCTCCTGGATGATCTGCTTCTCCGCCTGGAGCAGGACCATGAACATCTGGTGCAAGTCGTTGATGTCGGGGATGGTGCTCACCTTCGGAGTGGGCTCACCGCCCAACGCCGTGATCTTCATCGTCAGGTGGTAGGCGTCCTGACGCTCTTCGTCGGCGTGCTCTTTGAAGTGGTCGTAGATGACATCCCGGAAGTGCGCCCGGATCCGGTCACCGTAGTTGATGTACATCATCATCATCGTGTACTTGAGCTTGAGCAGCTTCACGCACTGGCCGACGACCTTCTCCTGAGGAACTGCGAACAGCCCCTCCTCGGGAGACACCGCCAGCGGGTGAACGCCCTCCGAAGCGGTTGGCTGGGGGAGAGGAACAACAGCGCCAGCGGCTTCGGTGGCTTGGGCGTCAGGGGACTGCACCTGCTCTGGAGGCACCTCGATGCCGTCAACTGCGATCTTGTAACGAGACATCAGCCCACCTCAACTTTGGTATGCAGCCCGATTTCGCCGCGCTTGTACGCGGCCATGGCATCGGCTTTGGTTTTGAACTTGTGCGTCTGCCCGTTTACGGACCCTTCGGCTTTCGTAGCCAGGTGCACGCCTAGCATAGCTTCCATGCGGGGAGCGACCATCAGGCTGTTTTGCTCGCGGTCCGAAAAGAGCAGGTTGGAGAGGGTCATTCCCTTCACCTCCGCGACGGCGGCGGGAAGAATAGGGACGTGGATCTGGAACGTGTCACCGTCGTAGTCCGCGTTCATGCCCTGTTCGATGAACGGATTCACACGGATGGTTTTGCCTGCGACGGGGACAGGGTTGGCTCCGACGAAGCCGTAACGGTGGAGCGTCGGCGCGCGGTTCACCATCACTGGACGTTCTTTGAGCTCCGCCATCATGGCGTCTCGAGCTGCCGGGTGCTTCTCGTCCAGCATCTCCTTGGCGCGAACAGCGTTGAAGCCTCGACGGATCAAGCGCCCGATGATGAACTTCCCGTACATGCCCCAGAGCATGTCTTCGGGGAGACCGATTTCGTCCATGCCCAGCGAACCGTCGGGGGCGATGGTTCCGCGGCCAGAGATGTCCTGCTGACGCTTCATGATCTTTTTCTGGAAAAAGCTGCTCTTGGGCGTCGTCTTGCCGGTGAGGTGCTCGAGCAGGCCCTTCACATTTCGCTTCTGGAGCTTGGGGTTGTCGGACTCGTGCGTGCCGACCGCAGCACCGACGGCGAGGAACAAGTTCTGGCGCAACTTGGAATGCTCATCAGGCGGGAGCACCGGCTTGTCGACCTGTGTCTGGAGGGACCGATTGTGCAGCATGAGGCTCTGATAGAGGTAGTTGGAGTCTCCGACCACGAGCTCTGAACCACTCTTCCCCGCGAGTATGGGCCGCATGATGGGCGGGAGAACAGGCATCTTCGACAACACGTAGGCATCACCAGGTCGGAGGTTCTGCTTGTCGAGGGCCTCGAGGAACTTGAGCTGCTTCACGGCGTCATCGAGCTTCACCCCGTTCAGACTCTTGATGGACGCCCGAACCTCTTTCAAGCGGGCCTTTACGTCGATCCCGTTGAGACGCTGCTTCAGCGCTGACCCTCCTGACTGGAATCGGTAAGCATCAAAGTCCTTTGATGCCATACCAAGCAGACGACGAGCTGGTTCAGCGAAAATGGGATTCACCATCGGCTCCGCGAGCTCAATGTGGCTCCACCGCGTCCCGTCGGGACCACCGGTAACAGCGGGGTCGAACAAGCCCCCGCGTTCCGGAGCCAGGTCCTTCGCACGGACCAGTTTCTCATTCTGCACGGCGCCGGCGGACATTCGCGTGATGTCGTTGTCCGTCAGCGGCATGAGCGTGCTGAGGCTTCCTCGAGTGTCCACCTTCACCCCAGCGCCGTGAAGCATGCCAATGAACTTGTCGTAGGCGAACGACGCCTTCAAAGGCGGGAGAGGCAAGCCCAGCTGTACGGCCTTCCAGAACTCATCATTCTTCTGGCTCTTGATCGACGCTGTCTCTTTCAACACGTTGCGAGCGTTATGCGCCACCAGCGCGTTGAACTCCATCTTGCCGACGGCCTTGGCGCCTTCGTCCCCGCCTTTGATGGGCTGCTGGTTGACGTCGTAGGCCCCGGTCCCACGAGCAGCGAAGTTGGTCTCTGTCGTCTTGAACAAGCGCAGCACGTACTGCGGTCCGACGAGGATGTTGGGAATCTTCTTCCCCGACACCGGGTCGAACAACGTCTCCTTGTCCTTGACTCCGTGCTCCTTCATCAGGTCCTTGGTCCACTGTACGTTGTCGCGACCGGAGAAGTTGGCAACGGCGATGGGCTTCCCCATCTTCTTAGCGACCTTGGCGACGCAGGTCTCAAGGATCTGCGCGGGGTTGATACGAGAGACGACGCCCGCCGAGGTATAGAGAACGTCGAGCGGCTTCCCCGCTTCGTCCTGGAGCATCTTGTGGTTCGGTACGATCAGGGACACGACGCCCTTATTCCCGTGACGCCCCGTGAGCTTGTCCCCGACGCGCATCGGTTCCTTGGTCCTGACAGTGACGACGACGCGCCTGTCGGTCACGTGGACGTCCATGACCTCACCCTCGAAGTCATGGTCCCAGGTCCGAACGAGCTCGCGATAGGGGTGAACCAGTGTCTTCTTCAGATTCGACAAAAGCATGTCGGACGCGGAGAGTTTTCCACGCGTCACGCCCGCGATGAGCAGGTCGTGAGGCATCACCTTCGTGCCCTTGCGAACTACGCCGTTGGTGTCGAGCTTGCGATACTGGTCCGCCATGTACTTGGGCCCGTAGTACTGCCGATGAATCTCGCGCCCCAGAGTTGCATCGCGCTCAACCTCGAGGACCTCCTTGTACATGTGCTCGGAGGTGAGCTTGTCCGCGGCCCCTTCCGAGATGACGACGGCGTCGTTCGAGTTCATGCCGTAGTAGGGCACGTACCCGATGGTCATGTTCCGCCCCAGAGCAAAGGCACCGTCACGAGTGAAGTTCGAATCAGCTAGGCGCTGGTTCGCGTCAACGTGGTCGCCAGGCTTCACGAGTAGGTCGTGGTGAAGGTATGTCTTCGAAGCGAAGGGGAAGTTGTCCTCGTACGGGATGCGGAGGAGGTCCTTCTCCGCCGCCGCCTTCTCTCGACCGCGCTCTGAGAGGTAGTCGTCCTTGAACTCGTCCCAGGTGTACTCGGTCAACGAACCGTAGCCCCAGGGTGGACCGTGCTTCTCGTAGGCGTCCTTCGCGGCGTCCTTGGAGTCGAAGCCCACCATGCACTTGTCTTCGTCGTGCGAGCCGTCCTTCTTCCGCTGATGCACGATGTAGACGTTGTCGAACGTGCCCTCTTCCTTCAGGTAGATGTCGACGGTTTCGCCATCATCGCCAACGGTCTTGGGGATGTGGCCGTACGCCACGTACATCTTCTTCTCCCACTTTTCGCCCTTGTCGTTCGTCCCCGTGCGTACATCACCAGGCTCGAGCTCGATCTTCATGAGCAGGCCGTTGATGGTCTTCTGTCGTTTGACGGCGCCGCCACGCTTCTCGAACGAATTCTTCTCAATCCCAAAGTCTTCTGCGTGCTTCTTCCCAGTAGGGTCGATGTAGATGTACTGCCCGTCGACCTTCACAACCTTGCCTGCGACGGGAGACGACGGGAGCTCCAGCATCGCGAGTGCCTTCTCCCAACTCGAGAAGACCTTGCCCGTCGCATCAGCGACACCCGACTGCACTAGGGGTGCTTCTCGGTGCACGAGCGGGAGCGCCTGCGTCATCGACTTGCCTCCCATGATGCCGCGGTTCCCCTGCACGGACTCCAAAAAGGGAACGAGGTTCGTGGCGGGAGAGTACAAGTCTGAAGCATCACTGATCTCGTGCGTAACCTCCGACCATGGAACGCGCTCCATCTTCCCGTACTTCATGACCGCGACGACCCCAAAGTGCTTCTGCCTCGGGAAGGCGACGACTGCCCGACTCATCCGCGCTGCGGACAGAAGCTCCGACTTACCGGTCTTGACGTCCCGCACCATGGAGTACAGGTTCCCCTTGGGGTCCCGGTGCGCGAACATCGAAGTACGGATGTCGATACCGGCGCGGAACGTCTCGGACGTTCGCACAGGATCAAGGATACCAAGGTGGCTCGAGTGAATCGCCCGAGCCTCGCCAGGGATTGCACGCTCGTTGGCGATGCCACCCTCGCCCAAGGAGGTCACCCGCACCGCGTGGTCAATGGCCTCCATCGGGTTGATGTGCGTTGGGATCGAGCTCAGCTGCGATCCTGTGAGGAAGCTTCGAATGCCCGCGGAAAAAGGAGAAGGCGGAAGAATGGTCCGGAGTTCCGTCTTGTGCGTGGCCCTCCCCTTCACCTTACTGGCGAGCGCCCGAGCATCCAGGGTGATGCGCTCTTTGATGAAGTCGTCGACCGAGTGGTACGTCTTGAACCGTAGAGCGTCTCGGTCGTCAGTGTCCTCGTTGTTCTTGTAGACGCTGAGGAGGCGCTTCGACGCCACCAAGAGAGACTGCGGAGTGACGCTGGAGAACTCGTGGCCCAGTGTCTCCTTGGTAACCTCAGGGTCCATCGCCGTAGCGGCGTAGGCTGTCCTGATGGCAGCGAGCTGCGACTCCGGGTCCTTTGCCATCCGCTTCGAAGGGTGCACCAGCTTCTCGTAGAGCTTCGACAGATTCTTGTCGTGCTTCCCTTCAAACGCAGACTCATTCTGCTTCGCAACGTCGGAGCCCCAGTGCGAAGAAATGTCCGTGTGTGGTACTCCCAGCTTCCGGAGTACTGAGTAAAGTGGAATGGACGTCGTGCCGTACTCGATGTACGGATGCCCCTGCGTCGGATCCATCGACAGCCGGAAGTTGGACCCCTTCGACAAGTTGAAGGCGGCCTCCAGATCTTCGTTGCCGCGGCGACGGGTGTATACGCCCGGCTTCAGACGGAGTTGGTTAGAGACGTTGTACTCGTTGCCGTCCAAGATGAAGGTGTGCCGCCCCGTGAAGTAGGGCAGGTTAAGCAGAGTGAAGTTCTTTACCCGCTCGAGCTCCTTCCCGTCGGCCCCCCGGAGGATGACCGTCCCCTTCACAGGCTCAAAAAGAGACCCACCGCTGAGCAAAGCGCTCTTCTGATCGTGCGGACCGAAGTCCCTCTCGTGCACCTTGAGATCAACGACCTCGATTTTCTTGTCCCGAAGTGGAAGGGGAAAAGCTGTACGCAGCGCATCAAGCGCTTTCGAGCGGATTTGAATCCGCCGCGACTCGGGGTCGGTCATCACAGGCGTGAGCTGCATGTCCGTAAGTATAGCCCTGAAATTGGTATTAGTAGTTGAGCCCCACTGACGGGGCTTTGACGCAGTACCACGCGAGGGGAACAAATGGCCAACAAAGTAGCGGGGAAGACGAAGAAAAAGAAGGTCGTAAAACGAGCGGCGCCTCCGATCCACAAGGAGGAGGCATCGTTCCTCATCGACGTCCGAGAGATTCCACCGGACAAAATCCTCCGCGCTTCGCTCGTCTGTGAAGTTGACGACCGAAAACGGTGGGATGCGATGAGCGAGGGGATGGTGGCGAACCAGTTGCCGAGGATCGCCCGCATCGCAGCCACGCTGACCAACACCAAGGCGCGTTGCCACTTCTGCAACAAGCCGCAGGAACCGCTCTCCAAGGAGCGGATGTTTCATTTCAGCAGCGACTACAAGTTGTGCGAGTGCTTGATGGTTCTTCGCAAGCGCCCGTACGAGTACATCCCGGGGTGGAGTCATCCTGAGAAGCTGAAGCAAATTCTCAGTCAAGTGGAAACCGGCGAGCTGCTTCCAGTGGCGCCGGTCTACCAAATCGTATGCCACTGCGGAGAAGGCCCTGTCGTTGTTAACGCGGGACTGATCGCACAGAGCGTACTGAAGTTCGGAGCGCACGCGCGAAAGAGGCAATGTGATCGGTGCCACTTGAAACACATGCGGGCGAAGGTCCGCCCCAATGCGCCGTTGCGTGCGCCCGTGTCGGAACTCATCGCTGTTCCTCAGGACGGGCCCGGTGGCAAGTTCAAGAGGAACCGCAAGAAGGGGCACCAGGGACCGCGGCAGGGGGCCGTGATCATCCCAGAGGGTAGCCTTCAACCTTTGACCGCGCTCGAGAAAGCGCCTGAGACACCTGCTTGAACATCCGTTACGTGATCTGGATTTCGCTCGTTCGGTTCGGGCGTTAAGCCAGATCGGCTCTCCCGCGGGGATTATTTCCCGCGGGGGAGTTCGGGCGCGGAAGACTCAGATAGACGGTTCCGGAACGGTGCCATCAACGCCCGGCTGCGGAGCTTTCTTTTTCTTCGACGGAATTTTTTCGTACCAACGCAGGGAGACGAGGACGCTTCCGTCCTTCTGCGTGATCTCCTGCTCCGACCCGAACAGAAGCTTTCCGGCGAGGATGTCGTTCACCGTGGCTTCGTAATCTTCCAGGCTCACGTGCGGGCACTCGTAGTCCCCTGTGGCGGGGATGCTTGACGCACCGGAAGCGATGTCCTGTCCACAGCGGGCGCAATCGCCCCAGGGACGGAAGATGGTGAAGACCTTGCGGTGAATCTTGAAGTCGAACGCGGCAACGCCGGGGATGCCCTCCTGCTCGGAGTCCACCATCCGGTGGGTAGGATCCTTCTGGAAAGGAAAACCATCAGGCAGATCCTTACCATTGCTCTCGAATGCCTCAGGCACCCGCCCGGCGGAGTTCAAGATGGACGCAAAATCAGATCCAGCTTCTTGCTTCAATGGCATGTGCTCTCCTTACATCGGGGGCTGAGCGCCCGCCTGAGCCTTCGCTTGAGCGCCCTGTTGGTTCTGCATATCCTCGAGCCGCTGGACCACGACCGCATACATGACCGCGTCTTCGGCCTGGAGGCTATGCATCTGTGACCGACGTGACCCGGGGTCCAGCCCCATGAGCTGCTGCACGAGCTGGTCGGCCTGCGCGATGACCGCCTGCTGGTCGTAGTTGAGCCCCGTCGATGCCTGCGCCTGCTGCTGGACCTGCTGCGCCAGGTTGTTCTGGAGCGCCTGTACCTCGCGCTGTACGCGTTGCTGGTGGCGGGCTTCGTCCAGCGTTTCCTGAAGCCGCTTCTCGCGCTCTTCATCGAGGTCGATGTCGAGCCGCTCACAGACGGTCGTCATGGAAACGAACTGCTGCCCCGTCTGCCCCGTCGCCATGTTGATGAGCATCTGCTTGGACTCGGTGTCGTCCACCATCTTCAGCGGAGTGAGCTTCGCTTCGATCTTCTCCCAGCCCAGGAACCGAGCCATCTGATCGGAGTACCACTGGAGCAGGTCGTTCATGTCATCTGCGTGACCCTGCGTCTGGTTCTGAATCAGGCGAAGCGTGGCTTCCATGCCCGCCTTGGTGAGGCCGCCGTACAGGAACTCCTGCGGAATGCCGAGCGCCGCCATGATGCTCTTCTCAGCCTCTTGGAGCTCGCCGATGGTGAGCATCGCACGGCCGTCGCCGCCCAGGTTGGAGACGCCCAAGGCAACAGGCGCCATCATGATGTGCAGCGGATCGCGGCGCCAACGCCGGATGTTCTGCTTCATCTCGTCCTGCCAGCGGGCGAGAGAAATCATCTGCGTGAAGTCCTGCTGGCCGTTCTGAGCCGGGTGCAGGATGCGCATAGGCACAACGTGCTCGAGCGCGATGGCCTCGTTCGCCTTGCGGAGCACCAAGGTGTAGAGGAACAGCTTGATGGTCGAGGCGAGAGGAGGGAAGCCCCACTGCTGGTCGATGCCCGACGGGCTCGCGACCTTGATGTGGAAGAGGGCGTCCTTCTCAAAGCGGAACGTCTTGTTGTCGCGGATGTTCTCGAGGAACTCCATCGGCATGGAGTTGATGAGATGCTTCGACCCCGACTTCACCTGGTCTTTGATGTCCTGCGGGATGTTGTAGTAGTACACCGACTGCCCCGTGATCGGGTTGTAGTCGATGTCCATCAGCTTCGGGTCCCAGCGGATGATGTGGACCTTACTGGCCGCCAGGATCTTTCGGTCAACAACCGCACCCTGGACGTGCTTGCGGCACTTGAGACAGTAGTACGTGAACGACAGCTTCTTCAGGTCGAACTTGTAGTCGACGTGATTGATCGACGTAAGCTGCTGACACCCAGGGCACTTGAGGCTGCGCACGAAGGGCTTGTAGATGGAAGTGAAATGGTTCCCATAGACGTGCTTGTCGAGAGACGCCATCAACAGCGCACCTTTGATCTTTAGCGTCTTCTCAAAGAGCCGTCGGTAGTTACGACGGAGCGCTTCATTCGAGGTGCTGTACTCAATGTCGGTGACGACCAGCTCACCAAACTTCCGAAGCGCCGCGTAGACGTGCGCGCTGTTGTAGAGTAAATATTCGCACCATTTGAAGAGATCTTTGAGCTTGCGGGGAACGAATCCCGTGAGGAAGTCGAACGCCGGGTTCGGATGCGACGCGGCCCTATCAAAGGCCGACATCGCATCAACGTTGGGGACTGAGTCAGACATTCGAGTTCCTCGTCATACCGCGAATCTAGGCGATTCTACTACGCAAAGAGACGTTGGCGGGATAAACCTACTTAGTGTAGTATCGCAAGGGAGAAAAGTACCATGCCTCTGATTTCACTGGAGACCATAAACGGTACCCCGGTCTTCGTCTCATCCGGGATGGTTCCCGGTTTCGAGCGGGTACACGCGGGGATGCTGGACGTAGAGAAGAAGCGTTGGATGTTCCCTGCGTACCCTCCTTTTGGGTTGCTTGCCGCCAACGATCTCAGGAAGGTACAGAAGGACACCAGCTTCACCCCAGAGGCAGAGCAGCAGATTGCGGTCCTCCAGTCCGTACCACAGCGCCTGAAAGAACGCACCCTTCCCGCGGGGTTCCAGTTCGCTACGAAACCGTTCGACCATCAAATCGACGGGCTCACGCATCTTCTGAACTACCCCAGGTTCGCCCTGTATTGGGACCCCGGAACAGGGAAGACCAAGGTAATGGTCGATCTGAAACGGAATTTCCCCGGACAAAGAATGCTCGTCCTGACGCCAAAGGTCACCGTGCCTGGATGGGTGCGAGAAGCGACACTGCACTCTGGCGGTGAGCTCAAAGCGGTGGCGCTCATAGGGTCCCCGGAGCAGAAAAGGGATATCATACGGAGGTACAAGGAGTACGACGTAATCGTAGCTTCCTACGGCACGGCGAGAAACCTTGGGCACCCGAGGCTATATCCATCGACGTTGTCAGCCCTGAAGGTGGCGAAGGAAGCAGGGGTTCCCCTGAGTGAGAGCGGCCTGGCGTCGCTCGTCCGGGGTATACGTTTTCTTTCGGATCCCGATAGGCAGCTCGACCTGGCCTTGGCTTGGGCGCTCGGAGCTCCCATCGCGCACGTCGCTCGCTGGGCTGAACAAGAGTCAGAGCAGAGCCCGCAGTGGTTGAAAGACATCGACTTCAAGATCATCGCCGCGGACGAGAGCCAGAACCTCAACAACATGAGCGCTGATCAAACGAAGGCGGCGCTGGCCTTGGCAAAGCAAGCTACTCGGCGATACCTGATGTCAGGAACCCCGACGCTTGGGGACCCGCGACACCTCTACCCGCAAATGAAATTTCTTTCGCCTGCGATCATCCCGGAGGACTGGCTCAAGTTCTCTGACATGTTCCTAACGCGGAACCCGTACAACAAGAGAATCGTCACAGGGTTCAAGAACATCAACATCCTGAACGAACGCGTGAACCGCGTCGCAATTCGAAAGACAAAAGAGGAGTGTCTCGACCTTCCTGAGCGGACGATCATCGACGTCCCAGTAGAGCTGTCCGGGGAACAGAAGAAGCTCTACAACAAGCTGGTCGAAGACATGTCGGCCGACCTGCAGGAGTACTTCAGCTCGGAGTCGACGCTCGCCGTACAGAACGCAGCCGTGCTGCTGAACAAGTTGGCGCAGGTGACCTCGGGCTTCATCATCGACAGCCAGCGTAAAGCGGGCATCTGTGACAGTTGCGAACATCTGGTGAAGTGCGTTGACGGCAACGTGCAGCCCTACACCGCACGGTGTCAGGTGGTGCAGAAGCCACCCCCTGGACTTCTGAACGTCCTGAAGGAGAACCCGAAGCTCGATGTCCTCGAAGGGCTCCTCGACGAGATCCTGGAGAACGAGACCACCAAGGTCATCGTCTGGGGGCAGTACCACGCGGAGCTCGACGCCATCGAGGCGCTGCTCCAGAAGAAGAAGCTCGAGTTCGTCCGTGGTGGCGAAGGCAACATTCAGAAACGCATTGACACGTTCAACCTGGATCCGAAGTGTCGCGTGTATCTGAGTCACGTTGCGACGGGAGTCGGCATCACGCTGAACTCGGCTGCCTACATGATCTTCTACGCTCTTCCGTGGTCCTTGGGGCACTACCTCCAGGCCATCGACAGAAATTTTAGAGCCGGGCAGAAGATGAAGACGTTCGTGTACCGCCTCATCGCCGCGGGGACGGTCGACTTCTTCAAAGCAACGGCGCTCTCTGAGAAGAAGGACCTGAGCGCGCTGTTGACGAACAAGATCGCGTGCGCTACCTGCCACCGGCAAGAGCGCTGTCTGCGTGAAGACGTGGCGGTCTTTGACCCGGACTGCATTCACCCAAGAAGCGTCAAACGCACCGTAGCAAAAGCGAGGGTACTGACATGAGGTTGATTCTGGAAAAGGACGAGATCGTAACCATCCTGGGCAAACACTTCGACGTGGCCCTCGACCCGGAGAGAGTCATCATCCGGACGGATCCTCTCGAAATCGAGGTAAGCGGCATCCCGATGTCCGATGCCCCGACCAAGGAGGAAACAAACGTCGTGTCCCTCAACACGACAGCCCGGCGACAGAGCCAGGCGCGCGATGAGGAAGAGAAGGTCGCCGTACTTCGAGACGACCCTGACGCAACGACCGAACCTCCGCCGCCGGGGAAAGACGGAACAGAAGGTGAGGGGAACGCCGACGTTCACCCCGCGGCTGTCTTGGCGGCATCCAAAGCGCTCGAGAACGAGCTTGACCGTGAAAACCCCCAACTGAAGCGACGCGCTGGCAAGTGGTCCGCTATCGCGCCGAAAGACTTCAACGACGAGATCCCATGACCAAAGGCAACGTCATCGAACACCCCGAGGCTGTCACCATGAAAGAATCCCGGACAGACGCACTGCTCCGTAAGCTGAACATCACCTCCGACTTCCTCGACCCGAAGCTCCCCAAGGGCTTCTTCTCGAACTCGCAGTACAACAGCTGGCTCATCTGCGGTAAGGCGTACGAGTTCAAGTACGTGCAGCAGATCTCCACCCCGGACTATGCATCGACGAGCCGTGGGAACGCAGTTCACGCCGGGGTCGAGCACGTCCTCAAGGCGAAGCTGGAAGGGAAGGTACCCAGCGTCGAAGAAGGGCGCGAAGTAGTGAGCCGCACCTTCGACGAAAAGGCGAAGGGTGTTCTCGACTGGGGCGAGGAAGACCCTGGAAAGACGAAGGACCTGGCACTGAACTTGTTCAAGACGTACGCCACGTACGCCCTGCCCAAGATCAACCCCGTCGCAATCGAGAAGGGGTTCGCCAAGAAGGTTGGGGACGTCCCCATGATTGGGTGGATCGACCTCATCGACGAACAGCCCAGCATCAACACGGCTGGGATGCGCCCCGAAGACGCTGCCCTCGCGCCGAAGCGGCTCGTTACAGCGGATCTGAAGACGGGGAAGGCGAAGTGGAGTGACAAAGAAGTCGCGCTGGACCCGCAGCTGACCCTCTACTCACACGTGGAGGGGACGCCTGATGTACGCATCGACCAGCTCATCGCTCACAAGAAGGCACCCACCTTCCTGCAGGCGGAGAGCGCGCGGACCCCGCGAGACGCAGAAATCCTCATCGACCACGTGAACGAAGTTGCGGAGTACGTCCGGAAGGGTGTATTCCCTAAGACGGAGATCGACAACTGGGCCTGCAACAAGGACCACTGCTCGTTCTATCACTTGTGCCGCGGTAAGAAGTAACCCCCCAAGGAGACCAAGATGGCCATCAAGATGAGCATGACGTGCACCCGGTGCCACCGGGAAGACATCCACGAGATCGAAGACCTCGCTACGGCGCAGGCCTTCGAAGCGCTGCAGAAGCGTAAGGTCGCCACCCTGGCAAAGCTGGAGGCGTTCATCGCGACCCTCCCCGCTGACGAGCTGCCTGACTTTCTCGCGGTGCTCGGGGACAAGAAGCTTGTGCACACCTACCTGTGCGACCCCGCCGAGGCGAAGCGCTCCTGCGCCAAGCGCGTCGGAGACTTGCTCGAGGGTGTGAGCGAGCTCGGCGAGCGGAAGCCGCGGACGAAGAAGGACAAGACCGAAGCCGCCGAAAAGGCGTAACGAATGAACAAGGGGACCCCTGTGCCAGACATGGAAAAGTACGGCGTAGAAGAGACCGGCGAAGAGGTGAAGACCGCAGCAGACGGGAAGTTGAAGTGCCCCGCCTGTGGCCATGCCCTTCGTCCCCCGGATGAGACAGGGGTCCTTTTGTGCACGAAGTGTGGCTCACAACCATTCGAAGCGGGAGCTCAGTCTCTCCATGACAAGCCGAAGCCCCGTTAACAAGAACACGGCGCGAGTTCAACGCCACCTGGCGGCGCAAGAGCATCTCGTTTACAAGCTCAAAGCCGTGCGAGCTTTGTGGGTCACCGCCCACAACACACCACAAGCGGTAGAGAAGATGGAACGAGAATTCCTCTTCCTCATCGGCGAGATCGTAGAAGGTACCGCCGTTGAGAAGTTGCACATGACGAACATCAGCAAAGAAGCGTTCCTGCGCGAATTCCACGACGGGTAACGCATCCCCAACAGTTCACCCCCTCACCTGGAGGAGCCGAATGGCTACCGCCGAGACACCCGTGTCATCTGAAGAGACCCCCGAAGCCGTCATCGCCGCCGTAGCACCGAAGGCGGCTTCCCCGCTGGCCACCAATCGCTTCGTGGAGCTGCCCGTCAAGGACATCGTCACCAAGGCGGGCGACAACATCCGCAGCGGGGAGCTTCCGGAAATCGAAGAGCTCGCCAAGAGCATCAAGGCTGAAGGGCTCGTGGAGCCCATCGTCGTCACCATGTCAGAGACGCCGGGGAAGTACACCGTCGTCGCCGGACACCGACGCCTCACCGCGGTACGCAGCTTGGAGTTGGCGACCATCCCCGCGATGATCGTCGACGCTGACGTGAACCGTCGCATCAAGCTGGCGCTCATCGAGAACATCCAGCGCAAGGACATGGCCCCGTTGGACAAGGCCAAGGCGTTCGCGAAGCTCATCAAGAACACCGGGCTCGAGCAGCAGCAGGTGGCGGAGGCCATCGGCATGGCGCCGGGCTACGTCTCGCAGTACCTCGCTCTGCTGGAACTGCCGGAGTCCGCTCTCAGCGCCCTGCGCGACGGAGAGCTGTCGTTCACGCAGGCACGGGCGCTGTGCCGCCTCCTGCCCAACACCAAGGCCATCGACGACCTGGTGTTCGAAGCGAGCGATCTGACGGTCGCGGCGATGGAGGCAAAGATCGCCCACATCCTCGGAACCACCGAGGCCGCGGCGGAGGAAGAAGAGGAAGAGGAGGACGGGGAGGCCAAGCCCAAGAAGAAGAAGGCGGCGAAACCCGCTCCGTCGGAGAAGGCCATCGAGTACTACGTCGACGCCGAATTCCACCCTCTCAAGAAGGATGACATCCGCGAGCTGATGGTCAGCTACAAGCGAAAAGAGGTCAACGCCGACACCGCGAAGAAGCGGGAGGAGTACCGGCTGATCCTCAAGGGGATCACCCTCGCGGCTGACCTGCGGCTGAAGTAGCTACTCCGCGAAAACGTCCCTGGTGGCTGATACGTGATTGGCCACCAGGTACATTTTCAACTGCGCCATCGTATTTTTCTTGATCTGCCGTACCCGCTCAGAGGATAGGTCCAAGCGGTTCGAAATTTGTCGGAGGTTCTTAGGATCCTCCCGTGCTCCGAAGTACGCCAGCACGATGTACTTGTCTCGCTCCCGTAGGGCGAGCTCATCCAGGGCCTGCCGCAGAAGTGTAAAGCCGTATGTGTTCACGAAGTCCCGCTCAAGGACATCGTCGCTGTGCCCAGCCGCGTCGATGGACTCCACGGTGTCCAGCGTCACATGAGGAGCTTCAACGTCCGTCCCACTACCGTGCTTTCGCTGAGCGCGCAGGGCCTTCTGCTTGTGCGCTGGGACACGAATGATCCCCTGACTGTCGAGCTCTTCCAGAATCTTCTCTCGGACCCACCAAGCGGCGTACGTCAAAAACTTGGTGTTTCGGGAGGAGTCAAAACGATCCGCGGCGACAAGCAGTCCGATGTTACCGGCGGAGATGAGAGTAGTAAGAACGTCGTTGTCGAAGTTGGGCCCCTTCGTACGGTAGGCGTACTCTTTGGCGACCTTCACGACGAAACGAAGAGCGCCGGAGATGAGACGGTCACGGGCCTTAAAGTTGCGAGGAGCCTTGCACTTGGCGCAATGCGTGGCTGAAGACCCAAGGGCGTATGACGCACGGCACGAGGGGCAGGTACGGTAGCTCTTGACGAGTTCCTGCTCTTCCTTCTGGGGAATGAACACGTTACCGCGTAAATCGGTGAAGTAGGCCGCGATGACACGGTCGTTATCGGTCGAGCTCATTCCCTAATGATCCTCGCTTTTGCACTTGAAACACGCCCTACGAAGCGGTAGGGTCGCCGCGCCAAAAACAACATCTCTTAAGCACAAAACCTACAAACCCGCAAAAACAATGGAGTACAGCAATGGCCAAGAAGCCCGACGCAACCCCTGCCACTGAAGCACCCGCAGCACCGGAAGCTGCTCCCACTGCCGCTCCCGCTGAAACCACCGCTCTCGCTACCGCCGAGAGTGTCTCTCCGGAGTTCGCGGCGCGCAAGGCCCTGGCGAACCGGCTCCCTCCCGAAGTCCGAGCGAAGGCGATGATGCTCAAGCGCCCCACTCCCATGGAGCTCATGGACATCGTCATGGCGCTCCCGGAGGCCAGCCAAGAAGCAATGATGACGCTGGTTTCCAAGACCAACCCGGAGAAGCAGGGCCTGCACTCGTCCACCAGCGGATTCGAACCTACGGAACTCAAGGTGTTCCACGGCGTCGGCAATGACCCCACCAGGCCGCGTCAGTGCCTGCCGGGGCAGTTCTACTCGAAGGACTCCCGCGTTCTCGGGGAGAAGTTCAACGCGGTCCCCCTCGCCATCTACGAGGGCCAGATCCTCTGGCCGCCGCAGACGCCGGGAAGCAACGAGAGCAAGGCGCCTCTCTGCGTCTCGATGGACCGGAGGACCGGGAGCAAGTACGGCTCCTGCGCTTCCTGCCCTCTCGCCCCGGAGCTCCGTCCGTACACCCAGGGCGGCTGCATGCGGGAGATCACCGCCTACCTGCTGGACCAGGACATGACGTCCATCTACGTCTTGAAGTTCGCCAAGACCAGCGAAGGCGCTGGCAAGGCGATGATGGGCATCCTCAAGAAGTCGAACACGCTGTGGGACCGGTGGTTCACCTTCGAGGCCAAGGAGCGCGTCGACGGGACCAAGAAGTACTACGTCCTGCAGGCCAGCCCGGTGGCTGACGCTGCGAAGGCGAACACCGACGCGAAGTTCCACCCGCTGTTCACGTCCCTGTCGAAGGTCATCGACGCCGACATCTACTACCCGGCGCTCGCTGGTGTGCACGACAGGCTGAAGAACAGCGCAGAAGCTGGCGGCGCCGCCGCAACGGGCGCGGCAGCCGTACCGTTCGACGAGAAGGCGTTCCTCAAGGGCGACACCGAGGCTGCGCCGGACTACTCCAAGGACGTCTGAGCCGCAATGTCGGGCTCGTACGCTCTCCGCTAGTGTCGGGGAGAGATCAGTAGTGCCGATGCGGGGCTCCTGCAATGTCGGG